CTCCCACGCACCCAGGACCGTGCGGAACCAGCACGCGCAGGGCGACGGGTCCACGGGCGTCCAGAAGCACAGCGGCTGCGGGTCCGCGGCCACCTTCGCCGCGGCGGGCTTGCGCGGCTTCTTCACGGGGGGGACGGGGGAGTCGTCGGCGAAGACGGGGAAGGTGAAGGCGAGGAGCCCGGCGAGAATCGAACTCGCTACCCGGCCAGGAGCGGATCGGCTGCGCGGTTCCCTGGCTTCTATCCCGCGCCCTTGTGGGTGGGTCTGCGGCCTACCCCGTCCAGCTTCGGGCGTGCGCCATTCCGCGCTACGGCTCACCTGAGCGTCGGGCCCCATCAGATTCACTGAACCGTCCCGGTGAAGCTCACCGGGCTCTGGTCCCGGAACTGCGCGGAGTAGGTGAACGAGCCAGCCCGCAACGTGCGGAACCGCCGGTTGTAGTTCGTGTCGCTCGGTCCCAAGTCACAGACGATGCCCGTCGTAGACGTGCACTCCGTTACCACGCCAGCCCCGGCGAACCAACGGATGTCCTGCTCGGTATAGGCCCCGCACGCCGTCAGCGTCGGGAAGCCAGAGCACGGGTCCTGCCCGTCCCTATTCCGCGGCGTGGCCGTCAACGCGGCGTTCTCACCTACCGCGAAGGTGCGTTGCCCGTCGCCGCCGATCTCCGTCACGGTCAGGCCCACAATGACCTTGTCCACCGCACCGGGCGGAAGCGGACTCGGCGAAGCGTTCGGCAGCGGCGTACCAAGGTTCACGCTCTGCACGACGGTCACGTTGACGTTCCCCTGCGGCAGCGGCGTCGGCGCGACCGGCTCGTTGCAGCTCAGCGAGAACAGCGCCGCCGCGATCAGCGCAAGGGTGGCCAGGATGGACGTGCGCGTGCCCCTCACAGGCCGTCACCCGTCGGCTTGTCGGGGATCGGCTGGCCCACGTCCAGGCCCTCGCCGGTCGAGCCGGCTCCGACGTCGGTGGTGAGCTGGTCGACGAGCGGGCCCGTGGTGCCAGCGATCGCGGGTGACGCGACTCGACGCGTCCTGGCTTGGCGCTTCACGCGCTTGTTCCCCGGCAGGCGAGCGTCGTGCTTGCCCTGCCGGCCACGCTTGAAAGACTTTTTCGGTCCCGACTTCGGCATCTAGACCTCCTACTTTTTCCCGTCGTGTTCGAGCGAGATGTGGTTCCCGTCCGCGAAGCGCCCGCCCCAGCGGCAGAGCGCGTGCCGCGATTCCCAGTTCTCTCCACACGCCACCCAGGCCGGATGCTCGCCTGTCGTGACGTGCTGCCCGTCTACGAATAGCTGCCAGTCGCACGCGAGCCCGGCGTAGTGGTTCCCGCCGTCCATGTGCACGAGGTCGCGGACGCGGACAATGCCGCCGTACGTGGGGCGCCCGTCCTTCGTCTGGCCGATGACCAGACGCGCGCGACGGCCACGTTTGCCGTCGGCGCCGAGCTGGAGGATTCGGCCTTCGCCGCGACGGAGCGCCCAGCCGGGATGGGTGAGGACCCAGAGGACCCATTCCGCTTCCAGGCGCGCGAACAGCTCCTGCTTCTGGCCGAGCGTCACGCGGCCGTCCAAGTAGTGGAGACGCCGGGAATCGAACCCGGGTCCAACGAACGACGCGACGTAGGCGCTACAGGCTTAGCCTCGGTCTGTGATCTGCGGGGAGACCGGACGAGCCCCGCTTTACGGCACGACAGGGCGCGCTCGCGCGCACCTCCACCACCCGCACTGATGGCCGCGTTCCGGTCCCCGCGCGGGGAGAGGCCGGGCGCGGTCGCGGCGTCTAGGCCGCGAGAGGCAGCTCTTGTTCGGCTGCTGTGGTTCGGCGAGAGATTCGAGAGGGATCGCCGCCCTCCGCCTGCTCCTACGAAGCTATCGTCGCTGTCGAAACCTTTCGTCCCCATGATCGTGAGCGTCACGCGGCCCGCTCGAGCTCGCGGTCCGTCCGCCGGCGGAACGGTGCGCGCGGAAGGAGCCGCGGAAGGACGCGAGGAGGAGTGTCCGTCTGGGTTGGAGAACCGATCTTGACCGGATCACTCAGGCGGACACCCTCTCTTCGAGGGGCCACCTGAGCCACGCCTGGGGGGCGGGGTCCAGCCTACTAGCTCGTCAGCTCCCCAGCCGACGAGCGAGGCACCGGTTGAATCATACGCCGAAAGTCAACTACGTGCGCTCGCCCGGCCGCGCAGCCTGGACCACGACCGCAACCGCTTCATCGCCGGACGTGACCACGTACGTCTTGGGCCACGCCGCCACGAACTCGGCCTCCTGCTTGGTGAGCTTCCGCTCAGACGGCGGCAGGCTGCCGTCCTTCACCTCCAACAACACGAGCACGTCCCGGAAGGCGCAGAGTAGATCGGGGAAACCCTGACCCACCGCAGCCATGGACCGCACCGCGATTCCAGCCTTGCGTAAGGCGTCCACCACGTCGGCCTGGTTACCGTCTACCTTCGCAGCTCGTCTCACTCGGCGGGCTCCCTCCTCTGGGCGTAGGTCATCCAAGGTAACTCCGGCCAATGCTCTCGCGGATATGGCGTTCGCAGTCTCTCATCTCCTGATCCGCCCAGCCCCTCTCCGTTGCGAACTTCTCGAAGGCGCTCCAATGATCCTCCACGAAGTCCAGCAGCAGATTCGCGTATTCGTTCGGCTCGCTCACTCCGGCCTCCTCTGGGAGAGGGCGTCCGCAGGAAGTCGCTTCACCGTGGCGTCAGGTAGCGGCATCCAATGAGTCAGGCCCTCTACGATTCGGTCACAGTCCGTGAAGATCATCCACGTCCCCTTTGGCGGAATGTGCGGGAAGCTGTCGGTAGGGCCGAAGGAACGTTGCGGGTGCCCGATCCAGACGTGGCTCATATTTCCGAAGGCGTCGCGCGCCTTGATGTTGTTCGTGACTAAACATTGCGCGTGTTCCGGGGGCGGTCTTCGGTCAAACACCGTCCACTTACCTCTCATGGCTCCTCTGGGAGAGGGCGGCGCGCGCTTGAGAGCAGAGCCAAGTGTGTCCATCCTTCCTCAGTGGCGCAGGCAGCGTACAGCACCAGCAAGGATCAGACACGGAGCCTCCGGTGGCTGTCCCCACTAGGGCCTTCACCAACGTCTCAGCCCGCGCCCGCTCCTCCTGCCGCCCCTCCTCCCGCGCGCGTTCAGCCAGCAGCTTGGCACGGTTGCAGGGCCATTCATCGGCCGGTGCGCCCAGCGCGTCCAGCGTGACGTGGTACGCATTGATGGCCGCCCGCCGTCCGATGTCCTCGGCCCCCTCGGTCAGGGCGCGCTGGCATTCCCTGTTCGTCTGATGCTCCGGCCCGAAGATCGGCCCGTCCTCGCCTTCCGTCCGGTCATGGCAGTTGTCGAGGCAATCCGCCTTGTGACCGGCCTCCTGCCCCTCCTCCTTGGCGCGGCGGAGCGCAGGTCCGAGGACACGCGCCAGTAGCTTGACCGCCGCACTATCCTCCGCCACGCTCTCTTCGCGGATAGCCCACCCGCACAGATGGGCAACACAGGACATGGCTAGCGGAATGGCCGCCCCCCCGTCCGTCGTCGCGGGCGGCATGTCATCGAACAGTTCCGGATGATCGGCATATGTCTCTGGCGCGGCTCCGGCGCTTCGGGGCTCGGGTGCGCTCGATGGAGTGTTCATGTAGCACGCCACAGCGTCCTCCGCGTAGCGGTGCCATCCTGTCGGATGCATGCACTTGCTCAAGGCCGCCTGCTCTACCGGTTGGGCCGCCGTGCTCGGCAATGGTCCGCACAATCCCGTGCCGTCGTCGCATGGCTCCAGCTCGGCGTTGATTCTGTCCACCAATTCGGGCCAGCCCTCCGGGTTGATCGCGCCTACCGCATCGGCCAGCAGGTCATGTAGGCGCCTCAGCTCAGGCCGCCCCGCTCCCTGCCCTGCGGTCATTTCAACTTCTCCCGCACCGCAATCACAGCCCATCTGCCCATGCGCCCCGAGAATCGTGCAGCGCTCACAGTGCTCTCCGGGTCGATGCTGCTGCCTACCGCACCACCCACATTGAGCAGCGACTAGCGCACGCAACACCGATGCCGCGATTGGCCCAGGTCGCCCCACGTTGAAACTGGCGGCTCGCCCTGAGACGGATGGCGAAGTCAGATGTATCCACCAGTCGCCGCCAGGTCCGCCTGGCTGTGCCGCGGTTACCGCCGCTCCCTGCCCTGCGGGGGGCTCCGGCACCGCAATCGGGCGCGACCCTCCGCAATGAACGCAGTGCTTCGTCTCTGCCTGTCGCACCGTTTCCGGGATGAAAGAATGCTCCTCACAGTCGAGCACCTGACCCGGCAATCGCGGCCCCGCTCCCCCTTCCGGGCGCTCCGGCACCCCATGGGAATCAAGCGGAGGGTTCGCGCATTTCTTGCCCGACAGCCCCACGTAGCCGCAGCCGGAATGGGTGCATGGGACGTAGGGGTGTAGCGGCATTCCGTGTAGCGTAGGGTCCGGGCGCTCCGGCACGGCATGTGGCGCGTGCCACAGGCCAGCGGCCTCATTCACGGCGCGGTTGCACTTTTCGCAATACGTCGTCTCGCTCATCTCCCTCTCCCCCCTGACGTAGCCCGGCCCGGTCTTGTACCCGCGTTACCGCGCCACCCACTGAATCACAACAACCACGCCGATAACTACAAGTAGCCACGCCGTAAACAATGCGCCGCGTTTCAGCGCCCAGCGGTCATACACAACGCTATTCCTTCCATGAGCGCTCGCGCCTGCTCTGGAGTCAAACGAGCGATGGCGCCAGCGTCGATCTTCACGGCCACTTCCACATGGACTATTGGGGCTATGCCGGGCCACGCGATGTCCCTCTTCCTCCCGCCCTCAGTGGGCATCGGAGCGCTTCCCGGCCCGCCGTTGGGCCATGCGCTCGTCGATGAAGGCCGCGATATCGCGCAGGCACGTCGGTTCGTACAGCGTGGCGTCCCCAGGAAAGAACGCATACTTGCGCCACGCGCCCCACCACTGGATCACGCCGAGCACCACGCCGCCCGCGAACTTCTCGCCGCCCTTCGTCACCACGTCCCAGCGACTCGTCTTGCCGGACTTCGACTGGACCGGCGACGGCTGGAACACAACCCACTTGCCGCTCAACCCTTCCTCCCCCCGTACCCCGCCCGGCCGGTCAATTCGCGGCCTTCGTCACGCACGCGGCGCAAAAAACCGCCACTCGAAAGGCATCTCGGGATCGTCCGTCTTCACGAAGTCGGCTTGCCCCTCGTCTACGTATGCGCTGAAGTGGCACTTCTCGCAGATGTCAATGGCTCGCTTCTGAGTCGTCTCGCTCATCTACCGCCTCCCCTTCCCGTACCTCGCCAGCCACAAAGTCACTCGGGCGGCTCCGGCAGCGGCATCCAATGCGTGGGTGTTCGGTACAGTTCGCTGTACTTCCCGGGCCGCTTGTCGTCGGTGTCCTCAGGGCCTTCCCTTTCGAGCAGCCACGCGTCACCAGACCGGAACGCCGGGACCGGATACAGGTCATCGACGTGCTGCGTTAGAACCGTAACGTGCTCTGGTGCCGTCTCAATCGCCTGCCACTTGCTCATCGCCCGTACCTCGCTACCAGCCTAGCCCTCTATCTCTGGGTCGGTCGCATGGAGCCGCACGGTAGCCAGCAGCCTGCGAACCATCGTCTCGGCCTGCTTGGCGGTCAACTCTTGACCCACGATACGGGCCACCCCATCGAGCGTGACCGCACGCGTTCGGATGGTCACATGTACATCAATCGGCGGCTTCAGCTTTTTCGCGCTCATCCTCTACCTCCCGTACCTCGCCACCAGCCTAGGCTTTCCGCCTTCCCACCGGGTACCTAGGGGGGAGTGGCGGAGGGTCACTCGACAATCTCTCCGGTTCCAATGCTCGGCCGCTGCCCCTCCAGCTCCGCCACCCTCGCGTCTATCTGCGCCTGGGTCATGCGCTGGACCTCGCCCTTGACCTCACGGCCTCGCGGGACCGTCTGGACACCCGGCCACTTGGGAACAACACGCCCTTGAGCGATGCTCGCCAAGCGGGCGATGTAGGTCCCCGGTCCATCGTTCAGCCGCCGCGGATTGGACTGTACGACGTGCTCGTAAGCCTCCCTCTCAGAATCGTCCGTCCAGAACGGACGCCGGGAAATGACCGGTCGCTCGTCCGGCGGTTCATCCGCCTCTCGGAAGGCGTTGCGAACCTGCCCGTAGGTCGCTATCTGCCACCGGTCCCGCTCCTCCATGCTGTGAAACTCTTGCGGCTTGGGCCTGAGAACGTTTCTTTCGCGCGTCACTTTCTCGCCGCCTTCCAATCGCTGATGTTCGCCTCCGCGTCCTCGATGGACTTTTCCAGCCGCTCGAACGTCAGCATCGCCGCATTGACTACGCCCTTGACCGTGGTCCCGTCCGACTTCTGGTAGCCCGTGACGAACCGCATTAGCTCGGTCGGATCGCGGCCCTTTGGGTCGAGCTGCCGCATCTCGTCGATAAGTCCGTAGAGCCTCGACCTCAGAGCCTCGACGTTCTGGCGAATCGCTCGTTCGGTTCGGTCAGCGGCAGGCAGGCAGGCACTTCCTTCCTCCGTACTTCCGTTAGCAGACGCAGACGGAGACGGAAAGCCATCGCCAGGCATTGGCCGGCGGATGGCACGTGCATCACCTAAACCATGGCTGGGGCTATGCCCGTGCCATTTCGCAGCGGCTCCCCGTTTCCCCTTCTCTGACTGGACCACGCGGCGTGCAGCCTGACCGGCGCGCTCCCGCTCCTGGCGACCATTGGCCAGCCGCCCGGGGCCAGCATCTGCCCAGCACGGCTTTATGCCTGGCCACAGGCGCGCCATCTTGGCGGGCGTGGTGCGGCAGATGAGCGCCATCGCTCGCGTGTTGTCGGGGATAGATCCGTGCAGCCATGCGTGGTTCAGGAGGCGGAGGTACGCGCCCTCCTGGTCGAGCGACATCAACTTGACGTGCTCGTCAGACTCGTAGTCCTTTGGGTACCAGGAGAAGGCAGGGGACGTGCCGCTCACCGTCCCCTCCCCGGCTGCAGCCCGTCCTCGTAGTCGAGTCCGCCCCACCACGGCAGGCCGAGGGCCTTGCGGGCGCGCTTCAGTGCCATACAGTTGAGCGACTTACAAGAAATCGGCATTGCCCCTCCGATTCCCCTTTGACAAGCGCAAGCGGTAGCGCTATATTGTGGGCATGAAGAACGAAGCAGCCGACACGAAGCGGGCCGAGACGGAAGCAGCTTGGCAAGCGCGGACTGAAGCAGTCCTGACGCACGGGGCATGGTCTACCGAGGCCAGAGAGGCCGATGCGAAGTTCAACCGCTTGGCGGTCGTCCTGTTGGCCGACGCGAAGGCCGTCCCGGCCTGCTACTGCTCCAGCCTTTCCACGGGCCGCTGCGACTTCTGCACGGGCCTGCGCTAGATGCGCCGGTTCATCGACGCACCCCACGACGAGCGCTGCACGGCGGTCGTCACCCTCTCGGATGGCGGCCGGGCCGACTGCGGCCGGTATCGCAAGGTCGGCACGCTCTGCCGCCAACACGCCAAGATCGCCGCCAGCACGGCCGCCTCCGCCCTCGGTGCGCTTGGTGGCTCCGCTGGCCGTGGCGAGTCCAAGCGCCGGGACGTGGACTACGCCGCCCTCGGCCGCAAAGGCGGAAAGGCCGGCAAGGGCGCAAGCAAGGCTCGCCAGTAGCGGCAGGGCCATGCGGAGGGCGCGGGTGAGGACGGCGGCGTGGGTCATGCCGGATACCACTCAGTCGTGTGGCGCTTCACGTCCTCGCGGCCATTCAGCGGGTTCGCCTCGCAGAACTCCTCGGAGGACACGCAGAGCAGCCAGCCGCCGGCCCCGTCGCAGTTGCTGCACTCGATGTTCTCCTCCGGGTACAGACAGCAGCAAGAGTCCTCGCCGCAGTCGTGGCCGTTGTCACCGTCGCCTCCGCACTCGTCGCAATCGACGTGCGTCATGGACGAGCCGCAACGCGCGCACATGCAGTCCCAGTCGCGACCATCGGCGGGAGGGCGCGGGGCGATGACGGTGCTCACGACAGCCCCGCTCGGACCAGGTGTCGATCTGTCCCACCGCGCGCCGTCATCCGCTCACGCGCCAGGACCTCGGCCTCGTGCGTCTCCTGCATCGTGGAGGGCGGAAGCCAGCGCAGCGGCTCGGGTAGCTCCTTCCAGCATCCGACGCAGAGACGGCCAGCCCGCGTGACGGCGAATAGGCCGGGTGTAGCGGGGCACCTTTCGCACCGCTCGGCGGGAACGAGCAGGAGGTCGGTCATGCCCGCCTCGCCTTCCGCGCCTCGTTCCCCAGCCGCGATATCTCCCGCCTCCGCTCCGGCGTGAGCGCCGCAGCGCGAGCTGGGCCGCCCTTCCTCCCTGCCTCGACCGCGTAGGCCGCCAACGTGGCGCGCTGTTGCTCACGGAGGGCTTCGCGTTCCCAGGAGCGGAGGCTCACGCGGTGGGCTCCGCGGCGAAGAGGGGGCCGGCGATGCGGCGGCGACCCATCTCCACGTAGACCGGATTAAGTTCCAACCCCAAGAAACGGCGCCCGTGCCGTAGGGCCACAACCCCAACCGTGCAACTTCCCGCGAATGGATCGAGCACCAGGTCTCCGGGCCGGCTGCCGGCGAGGATGCACGGCTCGACCAAGGCCTGGGGGAACGTCGCGAAGTGGGCCTCGGGGAAGGCCTCGGTTACGATCGTCCAGACCGACCGCTTGTTGCGCCACTCCGGCATCACCGCCATGGCGGCGTCGAAGGACTGATTATTCTTGATGCCGGAGCCCTCGTCCGCCAGCTTGCGCGTCCCGCCCTTCGCCCTCGCGTGACCTCGTGCCGAGTGATCGCCGGATCCAGTGGCCCACCCCGCGACGGGTTTCTTGCCGCTCGCGTACTTCGCGCGCCGCTCGTGCGTCCCCTCGCTGGCGCGCTCCTTGATCGCCTCCGCGTCGTAGTAGTACCGCTCCGCCTTCGTGAGCAGGAACAGGTATTCGTGCGCCTTCGTGGGCCGGTCCGTCACCGACTCCGGCATCGGGTTCGGCTTGGCCCACACGATGTCCGAGCGCAGCCACCAGCCATCCGCCTGGAGCGCGAAGGCCACACGCCAGGGAATGCCGACGAGATTTTTGGCCGGCAAGCCAGTGCGCACATGTGCATAGGCCTTCTTGGTTTCCTTGTCGCGCTGCGATTCCTTCCCGTTCGTCCATCCGTAGGAAGCGCCGGGAGCGTCCGTTGCGTAGCAGTCGCCCAGGTTGAGCCAGAGCGTGCCGTCGCCGGCGAGCACGCGACGCAGCTCTCGGAACACCTCGACCAAGTGCTCGACGTACAGGTCGGGCGTCGGCTCGAGGCCCAGGTGACCGCGCCACGCACCGCACGCGCAGAACGCGCCGCCGTCTTTGATCCTCACCGGCTTGACGTGGTGATACTCGGGATTGGTGAGGCTGCTGGCCGGGCTCACGCACCGATTGCCAGGGCCCTCTTTGCCCGCCGGCAGCAACGCGCCCCACTCGTGCGCATGGCCGGGGTCGCCGCCCCAGGACCTCGGCGGGGTGCCGTAGTCGCGCAGGCCCCAGTTAGTAGGGCGGCGACGTGACCACGGTTTGAACGCAGGAGTCAGGAAGGCCACGCAGAAGCGTGAGCGCGTCACCGTTGAGCACGTTCCAGTTGCGACCGTCCAGCACATCGCCGGACCCCAAGAGATCACCCCCTCACGTAAACTGCCCGCATGACCGAAGCGGAATTGGCCTACTGTGCCGGCGTCATCGACTCGGACGGCACCATCGGGATCAAGAGATCGACGTATGGGATGCGGCACGACAACGGCGGACAGCCGACGTACAGCGAGCGCGTCTGCGTGAAACAGGTCGAACCTGATGCCGTTGAACTTCTGCATCGGCTTTTCGGCGGCTACCGTTTCGTCTCGCGCGCAAGTGCTACGCGCGGGCGGCCACTGGAGGGCTGGCAGGTGACGGACGTGAAGGCGGCCACCGCGTTGCGTGCGCTGCTTCCTTACCTTCGGATCAAGCGCCGTCAGGCTGAAAACTGTCTCGTACTGCGCGCCCTGAAGGACGAGAGCAAGCGCGTCCGAGTAGCGTTTGGTCGGGGTCACGTCGGATCGGCTCGGCGACCGGAACACATCTCCGAAGCGATGGCCGCGCTGACCATAGAAGCCCACGCGCTCAACGCCGTCGGTGTGTAGCGCGTCCCCGTGCCGGACCTCCCAGGTCACGCCGCCTCCAGGTAGCGGTACCTGAACACCCGCACCGTCCCGTCCCCCGGCAGCTCCTCGACCGTGTAGGTATCCGTTGACCGGACCAGGCGCACGATGGGCCAAGCGCGGCACCAGCAGTCGGACCAGGGACAGCAGCCTTCGGGGACGAGCTTCAGGGGAGGGCGCTTCACGCCGCGCTGCTTTCCAGTGCCACGCGCACGGCTGCGTAATCGACGGCTTTGACCTTCAGCGAGAGGGCCAGCAGATCCGCGTACCGCTCGCGGCCGAGCCGTTCCTCCAGCCAGAGCGCCCACTCCGTCGGTCGCTTCGTGTAGTAGCGGTGGCACGGGTCGCAGAGCGTCACCGCGCAGTCGAGACGCCAGCGCGTGGCCAGACGGGACCGACCGAAAAAGTGGGCCCACTGCGGCGCCGTCCCTGACCGGCAGATCACGCAACGGTACCCGTCGCGGGCCTTGACCTTCGCCGCGGCCAGGCGGTCGAGGATTGCACGCGTACGTTGAAGGCTGTCCGCGCGGATTGAGCGGGTGAGGGTCACAGGCTCGCCTCGTACCGTTCACCCGGCATCGGAACCGCCATGCCCCACTCGCTTGCGCAGTGCGCAACGATCCGCTCGCAGTAGGACCAAAACTCAGGCTTCGTCAGCTTCGACGTGCTCTTCGGAACAGTACCCAGCGGCGTTTCCTCCACGCCAAGGAAGGCGGACTTCAACACGTAGTGAGCCTGGTCTTTGCTGAGGGGAACAGTCCTGCCCACTGACAACGCTTCTGCAGCGAGCGGGACAACACAGGACCAATACCAGCGATTCGCCTGCGAGCTGCGCCGCTGCTCATGCGTCTCGAGCGACACGTTGACGCGCTTGCCGTCCAGCCTGCCGAGGAGCGCGTTCCATCCCACCTTGTCGTCAAGCTCGACCTTCCCCTTCCGTACCGTCCCCGAGAACTCACGCAACTAGGCGAGCGCTGCGGCTCCCTCGTCGGCGCCGGGCTCGCTCGCCATCTTCGCGGCGTGCAGCCGCTTCTCCAGGTTCACCTTCGTCATGGACAGCCACTTGCCAGGCTTGACCTTGCGTGGGTCCGTGAAGCCTTCGACCGCCCTGCCGTCCTTGGCAGTGAACGCAGACGCGTCCTTGATGATCTGGTCCGGCAGCGCATCCAATAAGTCCCCGATCTCTCCGGCCAGGACGAGGATCGCCGCCGCTTCGGCTGACACCGGCTCCTGCTTCGGTTCGGCCCGCTGCGCTGCGGCTCCGTCGTCGTCGTCCTCCGCGGCGATGCCGAGCAGGGCCGTGACCGAGTACCGCCGCGCGTACGTGATCGCAGAGCCCTGCTCCTGGGGCCGGTCGTAGGGCTTAATCGGGTACTCCGTGGCGATCCACTGGCCAGACGTGTGAAGCAGTCGCGTGACGAGGACGAGATGCCCGTTCTCCGGTCGCATCGTCTGGACGATGGCAAGGCCGTTGTCGCTGAGCGGCTTGCGGTAGCACTCGATGACATCGGCCAGGTCGGCGTAGCTGTACGTGTAGTTTCCCTTCTCGCTCTTGATACTCGCCGTCTTGCCCTTCTTCGGCGGGGCGATCGCGGCCTGCGCCAAGGCCAGCGCCTTCACCAGCTCGCCAAGGCCAGCGCCGCCCATGTCAGGCTGCGGCGTCGGGGTCGCTTCGTCCATGTCGTTCCTCCAGTCGCGTCTTGGTTGACTTCAGAATGGCGGGCCACCGATCAGCCGCACCGCGCAGCACCTTCGCCTCGGTCGCCTGAAGCTGCTCTTCGCAGGGCTCGCACAGCGTGTGACCTGGGCGGAAGTTCGAGAGCTCGACGCCACAGAGGCACCGCCTCGTCCTGGGCTCGTCCAGCGGATGCCGCCCTTCGGCGCAGTCTGCGCACTCCATGCTGATGAGCCAGCCGGGGTCGGTGAACCTGATGCGTCGGCCGCAGGTGTGACAGAGGTTCGCATCACCAGAGGGCCAGTCGCTCATGCCTTCCCCTTCGCCAGAAAATCCGCAAGCGCTTGGCGCTCCACCATCGGCTCGACTGAGCGGCGCTCCACCTGGAGCGGCCCCGGCTTCGGCGGCCCAGCTAGCCGGGCTATCTCCCATCGCACGCTGTTCAGCAGTTGCATGGACTTGTCTGGCACCGGCTCACCGTAGTAGCCGTCACGGACGTCGGCGCGATTTCCCAGGAACTCCTCCAGCTCGTGGAGCAGGTCCATGTTGGGCAGGACCAGCGGGACCACGCGGGAGACCAGCGTCGAGGGCAGAACTTCGTGAAAGAGGGCGCAGCCTTCCGTCTCGCACATGCGCGAGCCCTTGGCGGTCAGGCACGGGCGGCACAGGTTCATCGCGACAGTGGTCAGGCTCACCGCGCCCTCGGGAACCATCTGTCGGCCCGAAGGAACGTCCCGCCGTTCTCCCGCGAGTACGCTCGCGTCCGGTGGACGCGACCGTCCGGCAACGTGCCCGCGTCCTCCAGGTCGCGGAGAGGGGCCCCGCATTCGGAGCACCGCCAGCCGCCGGCCGGGTGGCGCTTCGCCGCGTGGCGCCCCCTCCACCAACACCTGACCGCGTACAGCACGGCGCCCAGGCCGATGGCCGGGACGATCAGGCGGACGGTCGCCTTCTCCTGGGGCGTCACTGCGGCCTCGCTCCCTTGTATCCGCGCCTACGTATCGGCGTGCCGTAGGACGTCTCAGCCGGTGGCTGCTCGCGCTCGTCCCAATGTAGTCGGTCCATGAGCGCGCCCGTCGTCTCCCTGCGCGGGTGCGTCGCCCGGTAGAACGCGGCCGAGCCGCAGGAGCAGCGCGCCGCGGTGGGGACGACTGTCTCGCAGACGTAGCAGTACCTCGCGCCGCGGCGCTTCCGTTTTCCCCTCACCACGGCCTCTCACCCAATTCCATGAGCGCCATGACCCACGAGACCGGCCACAACGCCACGAAGCCCACCATGGCGGCCACGTCGGCCACCGATCTGGGGAGGCCGCCCAGTAGGAGAGCGAAGCCGAGCGTGACGGCCGCGCCGCCGACGTAGATCCCTACCAGGACGCTCACGGAAGCACCACACACGCGCGCCAACAGATCGCCGCGAGCAGGACCGGCACGCCGTACACGGCGACCTTCTCGACGGCGAGGAGGGCCCAGTCCTGCCACGTCCAGCGGTAGCGGCTCATCAGCAGACCCGCCCGAGCGCGTCCAGGAACCGCACGGGGTAGACCTTCCGTGCGCTCGCTCGCGCGTACATGAAGCTGCGCTTGACTGTGATCCGGATCTTCAGGCGCGCCGGCGGCCCCGGACCCAGGATCACGATCTCCTCCAGAGCTTCGTAGGTCGAAACCTCCGGCCGCTGGGCCAGGAGATTGAGGCGCATCACTGCCCACCTTCCCCGCAGCGAGGGCAGGCGGTCACGAAGCCGCCTCCGTGCGCATCGCCGCCAACTCGGCGTGCCTCTCGGTGTGGTGCTTGGGGCACAGCCACATCACGTCTAGAGGTTTCGAGTAATCGTCGTGGTGGCCATGGCTAATCGCAGCGCCGCACCGGACACACGGCTGGCGCTGCAAGGCGCCATTGGCAATCGCCCGCTTGACCTTCGTGTTCGCCGCCCTCTTCCACGGATACGCCTTGGCGTAGCGTCTGTTCTTTTCGGCCGTGGAGATGCGTCCCCTGCGACAATTGGCTAGGCCGGCACACCTCCTGGAGCAATACTTTCCGCGTCCATGCTTCGCCACGCCCGGCCTACGCGGCCTCCCCATCGGAGCGTGGCAGTAGCCGCATAGCCGAGCGGGCGAGGGGGCCTGGTCATTCATCCAGACCCCCTCTCGGGGTGGCGGGCTCGGGCAGGGACGCGGTGAGGGCTGGCAGCGTGGCCGGCGGACTACCGGCGGGCGGGGACGGCTCGGCGTCAGGCGCTACGGGTGAGGGACCGGGCTTGATTCCGGCTGCCCTATCAGTTCCGCATACTTCGGGCCGGGCCTCGGACTTCGCAACAACCCTCGCGTTTCCTTCAACGCCGCCCTCACCCGTACCGCCTACGCTCGTTTCGGCAGAGCAATCCCCAGGGAGAGACGCCGACGATCCACCATCAGCGTTCCCGAGTACCGGGACTGGGGACTGCTCTCCCGAGACGAGGGCAGCACGTACAGCGCGTGTGGCTTCCGCGAGCCGTCGGATTCTCGGCCCGTTCCAGTCCGCGTTGAGGACGGTGTCCTCGGCGGCGGCCAGGAGCTCATCGGTGGCGGTGCGGAGGGTCACGAGCGGGCCGCCCCTTTCGGTTCTGCGTCCTTCTCCAGTGTTTTCTTGAACAGCACGCGGGCCGCTTCGTGCCAGATCACCACGCCTTCGGGCTGCGCGAATCCGGGCGCCGCCATCGAGCCAGAGCGCGCGAGCAGGGCCAGTGCCTCGTCAACCGCGCTGGTCGTGAACGGGCCGGAGTAGACGACCGGTACGACGGAGCAGCACGCGGGCCGGTCCTGCGGGAACTTCTCGCGGTCGCGGTCCTCGGCCCACCGCGCCACGTTGAACAGCGAGAACCGCTTCTCGCCCTTCTGCAGCCCGTAACCGCGCTGGACGCCGGAGCCCCACCACTCCCCGAAGTGCCGGCCGGGGCCGAGCGTGGCCAGGGCCTCAGCGTTCGCCTTGACCCACGCGGCAAAGCCGAAGTTGTCGGCCTGCGGCGTGATGTAGCGATTGCGCGAGCCCGCGAGGACAGTGCCGTCCTCCAGCACGTGTACCTGCGCGTTGGTCCCGTCGATCTTCTCGGTGATGACGCAGCCGCGGGACAGACGCGCGACCTTCGGAAATTCCTCGAAGGCCTGCGCCTCGCCCTGGACGGTGGCCTTCCTTTCTACTGGCGGCTCTGATGAGGGGTGCAGGTCGTTCACAGGTTCCTCTCGATCCAGTTGGCGATGCGCTTGAAGGTTTCGCCGGAGTCGTTCCTATCGATCAGTTCCTCCTGGGCATTCTTTGGGACCATCGACGGCGGCAGGCGGGCGTACCAGTCATCCGTATGGGCTTCTCGCTTGTGGAAAAAGTAGTGCGGGACCGGCGCTTCGGTTACTTCCTTCCATGCAACACCGGAGACCTCGGCCAACACGCCGAGGCAGCAATGGCGAAGCCCGCGACCGCTATCCGGCACCTGACGGAGATAGCTCCTGCCCTGCTTGTACTTCCCACTCCTCAGCGCCTTGAGCCACTTCGCCTTGATCTTCCGGTCCATCTTCTGCAGGTCGCTCATGTGCTCTCCTTCGGTGCTGGGCGGCTCCAGGGCCAGCGCATCAGCGGGCCTCCAGGGATGAGGCGAATGAGGCGAGGGCCACGGCGAGGGCATAGCGCGCGGAGGTGGCCCTACGCTCGCGCGCCCAGCGCGAATAGTTCTCCCAGGCTGCATAGCTGCGGTTGCCGCGACCAGGACGCCACGTATCGGGCGGCTCCGTCTCGTCCAGGATGCGACGCAGCTCGCGCTCGGCCGCCTGACCAGCGACCACGGTCCGGCGCAGCAACTCCTGGGCGTCCGGTATGCCCATGAGGCGCACGGCCATGTCCCGCGCTTCCCGGTCGCTCAGGAAGGCGCGCATCAGCGGACCTCGCGCAGCGCAGGGACAGCGCGGAAGGCGGCGCGGAACGGGCGCAAGATCATTCGGCGCGAGGGCAGCGCGCCAGAACGCATGTGCCACGCGAGGTCCGCTCCATATTTGGCCGCCGCGAACACCGCCGGCCCGTCGTAGTACGTGGCGATGCTCTCGGCACCGTGCGCGGATTGCGTGATACGGATCAGCGTCTCCGCATCCGCCAGCGCATCCCGGACCGACTGGGAGAGCCCGGCGAGGGCGGACAGGAAGGAGCGGCGGGACGCTTGCGCGCGTTGGAGTCGCTGTCCGCTGCCAGCCATCGCCCCTCCGCGGGGGCGACCGGGATAGAGGGTGCCCGGCCGCCCCTTGTGGTAAATCGCGGAGAGTAATAGACTACCCGCCGCTTACGTCCGAACGCTAGGCCGTCTTGCGCTCCTGCTTCAGCTTGTGGGAGTTGATCACGGCGACGAATGCGAGGGCCGTGCGCTGGTTGATCTTCCGGACGCCGGTCTCCATCTGCGTGTAGTAGACCCGACTGACCCCGAGCATCTTGGCGGTCTCGGCCTGCGTCAAATCGTTGGCCTTGCGTACCGCCTTCATCTGCGTACCCTTCAACTCGGGTGGAATGTAGCAGCCGGGACTGGCCCCGTCAAGGGGAATCTGTAGCTCATGCATCTTTTTTCCCTCCCGTCAGCAGGGCGGCCGAGAATCGCTCCACCGTGGCCGCGTCCGTCATGCGGGCGGACCTGGCGTAACGGTCCGCCGTGATAGTGATGCTGGCGTGGCCCAGGAGCCGCTGGACATACTTCAGGTTGGCCCCCTGTTCCACGAGTGCCGTAGCGATGGTGTGCCGTAGGGAGTGACACGAGAAGTGGGAGGGCAGCGAGGCACGTGACAGCGCGCCCTTGACTGCCCTCTCCAGTACCTTCCTTGCCATGTTGCACGTGAAGGACGGCCCCAGGTCGGGAAAGAGCACCCATGGGCTTGACGGCACCCCGAACCGGATCTCATGGGCCAGCCGGTCCCGGCGGAGGGCCAGCAGCGTATCGGCCAGCCTGTCGGCGAGGTCGATGGAGCGGAGCCCCGCCCCGGACTTCAGGTCTCCCACGGAACCGTCCGCGTAGACCTGGCGTCGAATTCGTACCGCCTTGGCCAAGAAGTCCACGTCCTCCCATTGCAGGCCGATAGCCTCCCCGATCCGGACCCCGGTGAACGCCATGAGCAGCACGGCAGGATACGTCTCCGGGGCCCCCTGCGCCGCGTCGAGGAACGCTACGAGCTGGTCCCTGGTCATGGGCGGGCGCTCCGCCGCCCGCTTGTCCCGGAGCACGGCACGCATCGCTCGGCGGAGGCTGGACGCTGGGTTTTTAACCAGCACCTCGTCCTCCACGGCGCACGCCAAGAGCGTATGGAGGGTGACTAGCGCGTGGCCGGCCGTTCCCGGCTTGTACCGGCTGAGCAAGCCGGCGAACCAGACCTTGAGCTGCGGCCGGGTGATCTCGTCTATCGGGGTGTCCCCCAGCATGGGGAACGCTCGGCAGCGTAACGTCTGCTCGTAGGCCCGCACGGTCGTGTGCCTGACGGTGGGCTTGATCGTCTCGAGCCAGGTCGCGGAGTAAGCACGTAGAGTCTCAGCCGCCATGTTCATGCTCCTTCAGCCAGCGATGGAACGCGAGAGCGCGAACGAACCGGCGGCGGCCCAGGACGATGGACGGGAAGATCCCACGTCTGGCCCACTCCCGCGCGGTGTAGAGCGGGACGCCGAGCGTGGCCGCCACCTGGGCAATCGTGAGCAGACGGTCCCGCTCGAGGAGCTTGGCCAAGTTCGGAGGGATTGGGCCGGGCAATCTGGGGCCTCTGGGGTCGCGACGGACCGATCGTATCTTCTTTTAACTGTTTTCGCATACCTTCCTCTGTGACGGCGGTCAGCCGTCTAGTGGGCTGGAAGTTGCTCTCGGTAGGGGTACGTCGCGGTAGGTGGCTGTGACGGTCCGATGAGTCGGTACGCTGGCACGTACCTATTCTTAGGCGACGGCTGGCCTTGTGACAGTTCCGGCGGCTGTCCTAGTGGCTTTCGCTGGGCTTTCGCTACCGCTCAGGAAGGAACAGGTCTAGATTGGGCGACGTGGCTGGACCTATCGGCGACGCCGAGTTGCGCTGGGTGATGAACGCCTTGGGACTCGCTTTGGAGCAGGCCGTACGCGGCGCGAGCCAGTCTTCGGCGCTGGCCGAGCTGCTGGTGTCGAAGGGTCTTGTAGATCGCGCAGACCTTGACGCAGCGATGCTTTCTGTTCAGCCAGAGACCAAAAGACTGACGGCTCGTCTGAAAGAGCTTGCAGGCGTTCCGCCACAGCCGCTTGAAGATCCTTCCAAGTCATGATTGCTCCTGTTCTGGGGTTGATGCTCGCGGTGGCCGTGCTGATGCTCGGCTGCGACGGCGTTACCGGGCCGAACTACCCGAGCATTGCCGGCACTTATTCTGGCGATGCGTTTTGGCGCTTCCGTATCCTGAATGAGCCGCTGAGCTGTCAGGGGGAAGTTGTCGTTGCCTCTCAGGCAGACAGCACCTTCTCCGGAGTGTTCCAAGTCGGAGCACCGTGCCGGCCAGCGGCGGGCGCTGTCTCCGGCACGGTTGACCATGGCGGCCTTGTTGCCGTACGGCTCGCACAGTCGGGACCGAGCATCTTCGCCACCGTGCCGAACTGTTCCCATACGAGCGGAGACGGCACCTTCAACGGCTCCGTGAGTGGTGGACAACTGATTGCAACGGCAATCGTGTCCATCGACTGCGGACGAGGTACGGGCCCGTTTCAGATGGACGTGATGATGAACGGCTTGAGGAGATAGGACGATGCTGACGTTCCTCGCGTGGTCGCTAGCCGGTGCCGTCATTTCTGGCCTGTGGTGGTTTGTCCGCCGCCACGATGCCCACCGAGCCATTGAGCAGTCCCGCCGGCACCGAGCCTGGCGATCATAGCCAACGCCTCGTCCATCCTTCCGCCGGCGATCATGTCGGCCAAGCGGTTTTTCTGGACAGCGGCCAGCGTGTTCCACGCGGTTGACCGAACGAGCTTGTTTAGTGCGGCAATAGCGGCCGCCGCCGTTGCGGCCTCAGCCCCACCTGCCATACCAACACCGCTGATGCCGCCGGCCACCGCGCCACCGCGTATAACCTGCTCACCTAGCGACTTCTGCTGACTCCGCGTTCGCTCAACCGTCTCTTCAAGAACCTTCTCGACCTTCAGCCAGAAGGAAAGTTCCTTGTTCACCTTCGCCACGTCCGGGAACTCCTTAGCCAGCTCGGCACGAATGGCCCCGGCCGCATCGCGCTTGACCTCCAACTCGGAGCCCTCACGTAACGTTTTTCCGTAGAACCCTTTTCCGTGGGCTACCTGCCTGTCCCAAATCTGGCGCAGTTTTCGGAGGCTCGCAACGGAAACGTCCTTCCCGTGCTGGTCCACGATGTTGCGGATGGCGTCGATTTGTCGGACAGCGGCTGGATCGGCATAGATCGGCTCCACAACATCCACCATCTTGCCGTTGATCTGCTTTTGTACCGTCTTCGTCCCAGTCTGAAATGCGGCCTTCGCCTCGTCCATCGCATCAAGCACGGGCTTGGTGTTCAACGTCTTCCCGGCTGGGATTTTGACCAACTCCCGCTCCAGCGTCTGGCCGGCTTTCTCCACTTGACCGCTAGCCTTGGCCAGTAGCCCCTCCCGGGTCATGCCCTTGAAGCCACGCCCCAGCAGTTCCGGGACCACCTTCTCGGTGATCGCCTTGTTCTCTCGGGTCGTGGGACCGAGGACGCGGGCCATCTGACGCTCAGCTCCGGCCTTCAGCGGCCCGGCAGCCTTGCCAGCGACAGATGCCGCAGCCGGCCCAAGACTGCCCAGAATAGCGGACAGTATGGCATTCCCTCCGGTTTCACCCTGAACGGCGGCGATACCGCCAGCTTTTGCACCTTGCGCAGCCATCCCGGCCAAGCCCTTGACCGGCCCGCCCGGGGCCAGGAACGACAGGAAGTCCAGCGCCTTCGCCCCGCCTTCCTGCATCGGGCCTTCGGGCTGAAATGCCGAGCCGGCAGGGTTCCCCATGGCCTTCGCCGGAGACAAGTTGTACCCGTACTCCAAGGCTCGCTTGCCTGCCCCTAGAAGCGTCTGGCCGGGGCTCAGGAGAGTGTCCAGCAGGGTCTGCCAGGATGAGTCGGTGGTTTCGCCTACGCTTCGCCCTGGGCCGGCCTGAGCCGCCAGGGCAGCATCTAGGTCGAACACCGAGCCCGTGGGCGTACCGCCGCCTTGCTGGGCTAACGCCGCGTCGAGGTCAAAGACGTTGCTCGCCACCTACCGTCCCTGAAGGGCCAGAACTTGCTGTTGGATGGCCGGCGGCAAGGAGGCAAACGGGACCGTCTTGCCCTGATACTTCACCATGGCCGGCGCGTTCGGGTTGACTGCCCCCGGCACACTGAGCCCACCGAACCGGCCACCAGGGTCAATCCCCTGCGCTGTCCTACGGGCCTCCGTCTGCATCGCGTTGATGGCCTCGAGCATCGGCGCCGTGTTCCCGGTCATCACGTCCATCATTCGGATGATCTGCCCGCGACGTTCCGCGATTTCGTCCCGGTTCGCCGCCGCCCCGGTACGGATACGGATGTCGGCGTCCACCACGTCGTCAATCAGACGATTGACCCTCGGGTCCAACCCCTGGCTGATCTGAAACAGCTTGGCCTTGGATGCGCCCTTGAGCAGCGGCTTCAGCTTCTCCGCCGTACTGTCCAATGTCTTGACCACGGCCAGGCGGGAAGCACCTTCCGCGGCGAGGCCCTTGTTGTCGCGCTCGAAGCGCGTTTTCTCCAGCTCAACCTTGCGGTCTAGATCCTTCTGGCGGGCATCAAACGCGCGCTGTGCTCCGGCCATCTCCTTCTGGTTCTGGAACCCGCGCTCTTGCTGGCCGGCCGTGAACGTCTGTTGACCAGCCTGTAACTGTGCGGCGTGCGCCTGGGTGTCCTCACGGGTAGCCGCCTCGTATGGGGCCTTCGCCTGTGCCTCCAACATCAGCTTGGCCAGCAACTGCTCCAAGCCCATCCGCTGCGTCTCGCCCTGTGAAGGAACTTGGAACCCCTCGATAGGTCCAGGTACGTTGTGAAAGGGCAACTGCACAGACTGCGGCGGGCCGCCGGATGGCATCATTGTTTCCGGGGCCATCCCGCCCTGAAGGTCCGTAGCCATTCCGGGAACTGGCACCTGGGGCGAGCCCGTCCCGAACGATTTGCCGGGCATCCCCATCAGCATCTGCCCGAGGTCCATCTGCTGCTGTTTCTCCCGGTGCGCTCCTTCGAGCTTCATGGCGTCCAGTTGCAGCTTGAGCGCCTGCTGTCTAAGCTTCCGGTCCTCCGTTTCGGACTGGAACTGACGCTCATACACCTCGCGCCGTTGGCGGAGCTGCTGGCCCTGGAGAAACGCCTGCATAAACTCGGACCATGGGTCCCGTTGCGGTTGAGGATTTGGGATGAATAGTCCGCCCATTAGCGTACCCCCGCACTGGATGAGGAGCCGCCGCCGCTGAACGCGCCCGAGCCAATCAACAGCCCGAGCATGGGCAGGATGCGGTCCCAGAACCCCGGCTGATTCTGATTCTGCTGTTGCATCTGTAGCCACTGGAGCGGCCCGTTGGGGTCAAAGTGCGCGCCACTGCCCCCACCGCCGCCACCCGTTGACGTGGACGTGCCCGTAGTCCGAATCGTCCCCGTCTCCCGCTGCCCACGGCCGAGCGCCTGGATCAACTGCCCGGCGAAACTCATGTCCTCCGTCTGCCACTGTCTCGCTAGCCCGGGAAGGGAATTGCGGAAGTCCGAGAGCGCCTGTCCACGTGCCCCGGCTAGGGTGGCGAGCGGCACGCCCGCGGCGGGACCACCCATCGCACCGGAGCTGTAGAGCTTGTTTTCCAGAGCCTGCTGGATCGGGGCGAACGTCGCGTTCGTCCTCTGAAGTCCCTGCGCTTCATACTCCGGCGGGACCCCTCCGGGGAACCGGAGCCGCTGTTGACTCAGGCTGTTCAGTAGCAGATTGAGCGGCTGATATTCCTGGCTGATGACGGGCATCTGAAGGATGTTGCGCCGCTGCGTTTCGTCGCGTGTCGTAGTGACCGGGCCACCTCCGCCGCCACCACTGCCAGGCAGCATCCCGGTTGTGAGCCAGTCCGAGAACGGGCCCGGTGGAACTTGCGTCCCGTCCTTGCCCTTATTACGGCTGGCGAAGGCGCCGATGGCCGAGATGATGGCAGGGATGATCCACGGCGCTATGGCCAAGTCCGCCTTGATGGCTGGGAACGGGAACAGCCACGCCAGGAGCGCGACGAGTGCCACAATCCAGAGCATCACGACTCCTTCGCCGGCTCGGCCGGCTTCAACAGCGCCTCGATTTTACTCCTAATCATCGGCGCCTCCATCTGCACGAAAGCGTGCGCGATCTCCACGAACGTGAGCAGCTTGGCCAGGTCTGTAGGCGTCAGTGGGTCCGCCATGTGCCTCCACTCCTCACGTAGAAGACGTTATTGGTTGAGTCGTACACGAGCGGAACCATCCCAGTCTGAGCCGTAGGAACTCCAGTCGGTGCCCCGGCACAAGACGGGATGTAGGTGAAACCGTCGACGGCGGTCGTAGCCAGGGCCCCAGCCACAGCAAGCAGGACGCTTCCCGCCGCTGTGATCTGCACCCGGTCTACCGTGGCCGTCATGATCGTCATGGCCCGGGTATTGCGGTTGTAGATCAACCGCCCGTCCACCGACGCGTCGCCGCTCCCAAACCATTTGATGGAGGCGTTGGACGTCGCCCCGATCACAAAGGCGAAATTAGCGTTGGTCGCGTTCTCCAGGACCATGTAGTCGGCTGCAGCGAAGGTCGGCACGCTGGGTACAACTCCGTTAGCGCCCATGACGTAGAGCTTCGGGATAGTGGACCCTGGCCCTCCCCTGGAACCCACCCAGACCTGATCGCTTGCGTTGACTGGGATGATCGCGGCCCCGACCCGCTCCCATGGGCTCGTGCCAGTCCCAGTTTCCACGATGGTCAGCACTTCCCGAACCACTTGTGGATCTCTGGACAGAGTTCGGAATTGCCGCAGCGTGAGGTATTCCGAGCCTTCCCGGGCATCCCCGGCGTTGATGATGCGAGAGCCGTGGAAGTTCACGTCGCGCTTCCCGAGCGAGTCTATGGCCTTCCATACGGAGCGGAAGCCCTCCTTGACCCCAGGTGTAGCGTCATTTGGGATTGGGTTCATTCCATTCCCTCGGCGTCGATCTGGTCGGGGTAGTAGCGCTGGCGCTTCTTCTCCGTCACATTGCCAGCATCGTCCCAGCGCGGCTCAATCCAGAAAATGCTGTTGTCAACATCGGCAGAACTGCCGGCGAATGTTGCGGCCTTCACGACTATGTTTACTGCACGCGCCTTTACCTCGCGGCCAAACCGTACAGTATAAACGCTAACCACCGTGGAAGCGTTTGAGTTGAGCAGGATGCTGCCGCCAAATGCACCACCGATATCGGAAGTGATTGTCATCGTTGATGTCGTACTGTCTTGGCCGAGCATCATCACGCGAACTTCCCGCAGGAAGCTCACGTCGCCGGATGGCGAGAAAAGCCACGGCGTTTGCGTCCAGATTCTAGACTCTGGCAAGAGACGGTAGGCCATCCGATGGCCATAGTACCGAAACGTCGTAAAGGTGCCAGACACGCGGAACTGTATCGACCGCGGCAACACGACGGACGTTATCTCATGCTTGAAAAAGGCCGGACCAGTGGCGGACAGACTCCCGCTCGAATTGGCGCTGGCGCTCCCATCGTAATGAATGGCATACGAGCCGACAGTACCGCCCGTGTCCAGGTGCCAATACTGGTCCAGCGTGAGCTTTTTGTTGCTAGGCCTGCCGTCATCGTCGCTCTTGGTCCACGTCTCTACAGCGAGCCCGGTCCCGGCATCGGCTGTCCCTGTGTCCAGCGTCCTCACGAACCCTGACGTATCGCTCCCGAGCAGCGTCCCGTCCGGCTCCACGAACAACGCCCGCCATGCGCTCGGGTACGTAAACCGATACCACTGGTTCCGTGGGAAGTCCGCCCGGTGAAGCGTGGCACTCGAAGTAGTAGACGCCCCCTCCGGCGCGATGAACGTCAGCACGCCAGCCTTGATCGCCGCGCGGAATCTCCCCGTAGTGGTGTTGAGCGGGGACACCCCGTGCCGCGTATAACCTCGCCAGAGCAGATCCACCTGGCTCCGTGGAACGGGTAGGGATTCACTGCCGGCAAGGATGCGCTTCCCATCCGCAGCCCGATACACAATCGTATTGCCCTCGGCCGCCACGCACGCATCCACCGGAGGAGAAGCCACGCTCAGCCCCTCAATCGTGAAGTCGATGGTGCCGTCCGCCAGCTCCGCCCCGTCCCCAGCGATCTCGTAAATGTCCCGAGACGTGCCGGCGTAAATGCCCCGGTTCGTGCGCTTCAGCCAGTAGGGCGTTTCGTTTCCGTCCCCGACCCTCAGTGCATGCGCCGTCATGAACTCGCCCGGCCTTCTACGGTGGGAGTAGTGCAGCAACCCGGTAGAATCCAGGACAAACAGCCGATTGTGATGAGGCCCCTCGATAGCGATGATGTTGTCTGGAGGACGCGAGTTGTCGAGCTGCAGCGGGACGTTCGCAATCATCAGGTCAACGTCCGTGTCCCCGATGTCGATGTCGAGCGAACCAGCTCCAGCCGGGACCGTCGTCTTGACCGAGTATTCGTAGTACTGATCCAAGACCCCGCCCATGATGTAGACAATGACCTTGTTGATCTGCGTGTCCAGGGTGTTCCAGTTCCCTCCCGGAGCCGCTAGCGTGACCCGGAGCTTCTGCCCGTACAGACTCAGAGTCGCACTCTCCGCCGATGCCCCAGAGCGTTCGATGTAGGGCACCGTGGCCCCGTCGGTGTACTCGAACGCAGCCCTGGCCTTGTAGTCCCCGATCCGCATTCCATCTTCGGCCTGCCCCCGCAAGGTCGCATTGTCGAACCGCACCACAGCGGTTGAGCCTGCCGTGGCCTCGTAGATGATCCTGAACGCTCTGATCGTTGACCAGCCTCGATTGTTGGACGCCCCGATCTTGCGGAACTGGCTCCTGGTGCAAAGCAGATGTGTCCAGTTCAGATCGGCTGTAGCAGCGGCGAACCTCTCCCGGTACACGAACGTATCTTCACGAGCCTGAAGCCTCTCTATGACTTCCTCTCGGCTTCTCTTGTTCGCCGTGGAAGGAGCAACAGTTCCAGGAATCGGTGGGGCCGTGGCTGCCATGCGTTCGATCTGCCTTACCGCAGCGTCCACCATCGCCCGGCCTATCACGTTCGTGGACTGATTCGTCCCTCCCAACTGGAACGCGAACTCGTACGACCCTCCCCGGAAGTAATCGGCAGCGTCAGACCCAAAGGCAAAAGACACCGTGACCTTCTGCACCGCTGCCGGCTCGCCAAAGTAATTCGCAAGGTCAAACAAGTCCGAAGGGGATTCGGCCGTGCCGCCAATGGTGGAGAAGTCCTGATCGGACCCGAAAATCTTGGTGATCGTCCCCCGACCTGTAGTCACTGCGGGAGTCAGCTCGAGCGCCCCATTAGCCGTCCCATCCTCACCAGTGGGGAACGTAGCCGTGATCGTCCCCTCCGCCGCTGCGAAGGCGGGAGACTCCGCGCTGTTGAACGTGGCCACGACGGTCGTAGAGGCAGACTGAGCCGAGACGGTAGGAGCGGACGGCGGAGCGATACCCCAGGTCCGGACCGTGGTCCCGTCGTGCTTGTGCTTCGACGTGGACCGGGCAAAGAAGACTTGACCTAACCAGGCCCCGAACGAGACGTTATCGGTAGCCGTCCCGGCCATCGTGACGGCGAGGTCCGTCCCGTAGATGGACCCTGTGAACACGCTGTTGACCGCCCCGGCGTAGCGGACCTTGGACCCAGCCCGGAGGGTGCTGTAGAGGGAATGCACGTCTGTGGAAGCGAGGGCGACGCTGTTGACCTTGCTCGAGCCCAGACGTAGGGCAACGATGCCCTGCTCGTCTAGGACGCAGTTGTCCATCCGCAGGAGGACATTCGGCGGCGCGTTGATCGCGTCGCTCGAGGGCCACCAACCACCCGAAAAGTCCTTGCGGACGAGGATGCCCATGCTAGACTGCGCCCATGTGGGAAATATTCGTGATAGTGCTCACGGTGTTCTGCTTCTTCGCCGGGCAGTGGACCGCCGAGTGGCGCCGCCAGGTACGCGATAAGAAGCGCTTCGGCATCTAGCGCCCATATGCGAACGCTTCATCGCCTTTACGCTTGGCTGTTTGGTTACTTCTGGCTGCCGTGCCCAGGCTGTGGTGTGATGTTCGGTGGGCACGAGTGGCCGCTTAGCCCAGGAAGCACGATCTTGGTAGACGGAAGGGCAATTGGCATCTGCCGCGACTGCACGGTCTTGGGTAGGGGCCTTCAAGGCTAGCGCTCCCTCGTCCCGTACTGCCACGGCAGCACAGGAAGCCCAGGACGGTACGGAGGAGGACCACCTCCCAGCTTCGTAATCCTCGCCGCGTGGATCTGATCCTTCCGCTTCAGCATCCGCGCGATACCTTCCTCGTAACGGATTCGGTAGTGGTCCGCCATCTTCAGGTTCTGTCCAGGCCCGTCTCTCTCATAGGCTTTCCACATGACGTAGTGCCGCACGTAGTCGGCATAACGGTCGGGGATGTCCAGAGCCGTCCCGTCCGCTGAAAGCGTGGCTGCACGCCGCTGGTACTCGATCGAGACGTCAGTAGCGGCACCGGCGGCCGAAGGGACATGCACGTATCGGATCGTCCCGATTCCATCGCCCTCCATGATGTAGTAGCGGGGCAGTCCCTCAGTCGTGCGATAGAGCGGGTCACGCATCTCCGCGTCCCTACGGGTAAGCGGGAACATCTTCATCTTCTGATACGTCAGCCGCTCCAGGAGGAGAAGATCCGAGGGCAAGGTGTAGGTCCCCTGCGCGGCTACCGGGACCAGGTTGGCATGATCGGACTTGAACCAGAGGCACCCGGTCTTGCGCACGAGGTCTGCCTGGCCCTCTTTGACGTACACGGTCAGCTCGGCCGAGGCCCAGATGGTGAAGCCGCTGTCACCCAACCTCAGAGCCGCGGCCGTGCGAACGTCCGCAAGAGTAGCCATCAGAGCCTACGCACCCGGTCATACCCGGCCCGGTCCTGGACGTACTTCCGCAGCCCTTCCCGGTGTTCTAGATACTTGGCGTAGTGAGCTAGCGCCTTGTCGGTCTCTCTTTCCTGGCAAAGCAGATCATACAGGGCGTACTCCACTAGGCCGGGATGGAACTCCGAAGGAAAGGCGGGCGTGTCGCCATCAGCGGACAAGGCCACCGGAACGTAGGTGTAGTGAATCGTCAGGCTCCCAGCCGCAGACGCCTTCCTGGGGAACACCCGGAGCCACCACAGACCGGCTAGCGTGAACTCGTACGGCTCCCCCGTGGTTTCTTCCCATTGAATGCTGCGCTTGTCCCAGTCCTGCACGGATGACGGGGTCAGCCAGCGGTTAGTCTGAGTGTTCTGGATGCCAGACACGCTCAGGACAGTAGAGGCCAAGACGCTCGACAGATCGTAGTTGTTGCTCGTGGTCAGGTTCTCCGACTCGCTCGTCTCGGCCCATTCCGTCACATCGGCCAGGTCGAAGTAGCCGTCGTTGATCGCCTCCTTCTGCTGGGCCAGAAGCCAGAACACGCCCGCAACCGTCTCCTCTAGGCGGCGTTGCACTTCGGACTGCATCTCGAGGAAGGTCAAAGGTTGGTCACCATCGCTTCGACAAGCTGCACCGTCCACGCCGCCGACGTGCCACCGTTGACGCTAAGCCCGATGATGCTGTTCGCTACAGCGGTATCGAAACCGGCGGACGTGACTTGCACGGTCGGGCCTGGTTCAATGGACAGTCCGGTCAGGCCGGTTGCCGTGCCCTTGTGGACGAGGTTGGCGCGACCTTGCAACACCCCCGCTGCGCCAATGCTGCGGAACAGCGCCCAGACAGTGAAGGTGCCTACGTCGGCTATGGCAGTAGCGGCCGGGAATGTGAACGTCAGCCGGGCCGCATCGCCCGTCGTCCCGAGCGTGCCGAAGCGCACGATGATGATTGGCGTCGCCGTGCCGGCCGCAGACTTGCTCACGTCGAACGTGCATTGGTACAAGGTCCTGATTCGCGGCACGAGCGCCAGGAGAGCGATGGATGAGCCGACCAAGTAGGTGTCTGTCGCAAAGCCTGCACCCTGTACAGCTACGCTGGCGTTGGTGAGGTCGCCGAGGGTGCTGATCTTGCCGGCGTCGTCCTTGGTTGACAGCAACTTCTGAGTGCTGTCCACGAACACCACGGCTTGCCCCGCCGCGGGCGTCGATGGCGGGCTTTGTACGTCGATCAGGATGTCAGCCACTTAAGGAACCCCCACCGCGAGATATGCGAATGTCCCGATCACTCCGACCGAGAGGTTAAAAGTGAATCCCGCCGCCGTGAAGTCGCTCGGGAATACAACCGTGGCGAGGTTCGCCAAGGGCTGGATGAACACCTCGTAGTCCGTGTCTGAGAACGCCTCCGAGAACGTGACCGCCACAGCGGTGTCGAGCGCGCCAGTGGTGATCGTTCCGACCCTGAATTGCGCAATGCCGGGATGTCCTGCCAATTCGAGCATCGCGCTGATGATGTCTGAGTCCCCGGGCTTCTGGACCTTATGGGAGACAATCATTGCTAGTTACTCAGGCTCAGGCGTCCAGTGCCCTGAATAGTGAGCCGCTGGGTGGTGGTGAATTGCTGATGGTTGACTGCGTGCCGGAACTTGCCAGTGGCGCAGGTATAGCTGCCGGGGGCGTAGGAACCCTCGGGAGGATCAGCACCAGAGCCCCCCGCGGCGGCGAAGGAACCGTCTGCGCGGAGGAAGGTAGTTGTTCCTCCCCCAGATGCCGGGACAAGCCCATTGAGCAGACTCGTGAACACGTCCAAAAGAGCAGTCGCCTGCGTTGGCGTGACGTGCGTTCCGCCAAGCTGTAGGAAGTCCGTCATTCAGTACCCCGGGTATCCGTACTCGTAGTACGACCGCACATTCGTCAGCGGCACCGCAAACACGATCCGCCGCACCTCGTCCGGCCCGGTGACGGAGAACTCCAACACGCCGTTATAGACCGCGTAGGCGTCGCACTCGACTGGCTTCGGATTGAGGCTGCCGGGTACCGCGTCGAACATGGACACGGCAAAGTAGCGGTCCTGCCCGTCCGCCTCGACGCGAGTCAGGGTCGAACCGACCATGAACGCCGAAAGCAACAGGGCCAGGATGATCAAGCGCAATCTCATAAAGCCTCCAAGTCGGTCAGCATGGTTTCGACCCTGTGACGGTAAGAGTGCTGCGCCCTTACCGTCTGTAGCGCGTTCTCCGTGATCGTGGGCAGGTCCGAGTCGTGCAGGAATGCCCTGGCCACGTCCACAGCCTCCCCCGCACTCTCATACGGCAGGAAGTGCTCGAAGGGCCGGAAGCCCAATTCCTCGAGCCCCACCATGCGGGAGTCGCAGAGTTGCGGGACACCCAACGAGGCCAGCTCGAAGAAGCGCATGTTCAGGTCGCCTAGGCCGAACAGGTCCGCGCCGATGCTGTGATTCACACCGATACGACAGGCGTGATACTCACGGGCCATGTCGTGGAAGAACGCCCCAAACCGGAAGCGCATACTTGGAAAGGCGGCGCGGAGCTGGTCGAGAAAGGCAATCCTTGTACTCTTGGATGGATCTTGCAGGTGACCGACAAATCCGAGGTCATAGGTTTTCTCTGCCAGCGTTTCATTCGTTTCCTGCGCCAGCTCGACGGCGGTTGGATGATGCGGCGGAGAACACGCCAACGGTAGCCACTTGGCATTGACGCCAGCCTGCACGAATTTCGCCGCCGCCTCCTTCTGTGCCGTCCACACCACGTCAAAGTGCTGCGCCTTGAGCAACCGCACGTCCCAGCCCAGGTGCGTGTCCACCGCCCAGAAGCCACACGGATGCGGCGGCACGTGCTCTAACTCGTCGCGGCCGTCGTCCACGACGAGCCACACATCATGCTTCCGGTCCTTGTAGTCGCTCTGTGGCCAGTACCAGCCGTGCTCGACGTTCATCTGTGTCAGAGCAAAACGGACGTAGTGCCCCGGCCCGTTGTCCCGAATTTCGCCGCTGTAGAGTAGGCCGACATTCACAATGCGATCCGTACTTGGGCGCGGCGGAGATACTGAGCAGCACTAGAAAGAGTGACGATACTGTCGCGCGCGTGGCCAAGCATGTGATTGCAGCGGCCACACAACAGTCCTCGCACCGTTCCAATCGCGTGGCAATGATCGATGTGGGGGCGTCCAACAAACGGGTCTGTACAGATGCCGCACGCATGACCCTGCGCCGCTAGCATCTCGGCTATGTTCTCTGCGGTGAGTCCATAGAGGCGGCGTGCCTTCGCCAGCCATGGAGCGTCAGGATTGGCACCACGCCATTGCTGGTTACTAACCAGAGCCGCTACCTTATGAGACAGATACCACCGCCGACAGGCCGCGGCTATGTTGGCCTTGTGCCTTTGGTAGTGCGCGCGGTGATAGTTCGGATCGGCCTTGGCCCGACTGCGCTGGTAGGCATTCTTGTAACACCTAGCGCACAGCCCCTTGGCGAAGTGCTTTTCGGCAGAATGACAAGTGGCGGATTTCATGCGCCTATTGTTGCCATAGGGCCGTCCGTAATGGGTCTCACTTGAGCAGGTCTTCCACCGTGCCCTTGATACGGACCATCTGGCCATCGGCGAAGGTCACTTCAACGCGGCACTGCTCCGGGTCGTAGGCGAGACGGGCGACCAGCGCCGGATTCAGCCATACCTCTTTGGCGTTGATGTCCGTCACCTTGACGTACTGCGCCTTCGGAAGCGCCGCCGCTACTGGGATTGGTGCGGCTTTCGCCTTCTTCTGACTTGCTTTCTTCATTTCACCCTCGCATAAACGGCCAGGCCGTTCAGTTCTTCGGTGTAGTACGACAACACCCACTCCGGGTGCTCACGGAAGTAGTCCGTGATCGCTTTCCAAATGCCAGGCTCCTTGCCATCCTCGCCGTGCTCCCCGAAGAGGGCCACGTCGTGAAACGCAACGTAACGTCCGATCTTGTCCGCGTGCGCCTTCAACTCGGCCGCGACATGATCGAACGTGTGGTAGTCGTCGCAGAACCACATATCCGCGCTGGGGAAGTTCCCGTTAGCCTCAAGTACGCTCTGGTGATGGAACGTGAACTTGGTTCGGCCGGCGTGCCTCTCCATGTCGTCCACGGAAGGCGTACGGTTGATGTCGAAGCAGTCGAGTCGGTCGGGCTGAGCAGCAAGCAGGGCCGCCGTGGACGTGCAGTCGTCAGTGCCCGTCTCAACGATCGTCTTGCATCCGGAGGCGTACCGAAACAGCGTGTCCAGATGACGGTTGATGTCTGAGGGGGTCTGTCTGGCCTTGGCATAAAGCCCGGCAAGGCTATCCTGACAGGACAGCATCCCCCGTCTCGCGATGGCCACGTAGTTCTCTTCTGTTGGCATCCCCCAACCCCCTTGACCATTCACGCATTCGTACCACTTGAGCAGCCCGTGCTTGTGAATCAGGGCGTTATACGTAGCGGCTTGGTGCTCCTGCGAATTCCAGCCAGGATCGACCCTACGGCCTGTCTGCTGGCCGATATGGTGGACGTAGCTCCTCTTGTCCGCGACGAGCTTCAGCCCGTGCGATCTCAGCCGGATGGAAAGGTCGAAGTCGTCCCCGCCCGGAAGGGACTCGTCCAGTCCTCCCAGTTGCTTCAAGTGCTCTGTCCAGTAGAGCGCACAGAACCCGATCAAGTAGGGGACCGTGACTGCGGGATGGCCCGTGTGCTGAAAGATGGATTGAGCCCCCGATACAAAGTTGCTGGCCGGTCCAACTCCTCCAATGTCGGTGTAGTCGAACCAATGCCGCAGGTTCTGCCAGAACTTGGGATTGACCGGAAACACAACGTCGTCGTTCATCATGCAGAAGTAGTGTGTGTCGGTGTGCTTCAGGGCCAGGTTGATCCCGCCCATCCACCCCAGGTTTTCCCCGGCGTCGATCCAGTCGATTTCGTGAGGAACAGCTCCCTGCACTTCCTCGTAGCAGGGCTCCCCGTTGTTAACGACCAGGATTCGGCCGCTCCAGTCCGTGTTACGGACGAGCGAGACCAAGGCGTCGATAAGCTGGCGCGGGTTGTTCCAGGTCGGGATGGCTAGGGTCGCCTCGCTCATACCGGCACAGCCTCCGGCTCCACGGGCTCGACAGGAACCCGCACGACCTGCCCGGAACAGTGAAGGCAACGGTCGGACTGCTGGCGGTCGTAGGCCGCTTCGTCGTGCCACACCTGATGAAAAGTGGGCTTGTGGGCTGTCTTGGCCCTGGTATCCACGAACACGGGCACGTCGTAGGCCCTAGCCCTCGCACAGAACCAGATGTCCTCTCCCAGCCCGTAGGACGTGAACCATGGCTTCGGAATCGTCTTGAACACCTTGGCATCTATGAGCATGACGCCTGAGCCAATGGCATCCACTTGCTGGAGGGCGTCCCGCTTGTAGTCCATGACCGGCTGGGCATCGAATTCGATATGCGTCTGCTGCTTCTCGTCCACCTTGATCCCGTAGTTCTCGAAGCGGTAGATCACCGGGGTAAGTGGCAGCCGGCCAGTAAAGGCGAGGGCCGCGACGATGGGCTTCTGATCGAGGTACAGACGTAGGAAGACGTCCGTGCCCCACTTCATGTCTGCATCGGACCACATGATGTAGTCGGCGCCCCATTCGAGGCACTTGTCCACGATGCGCTCTCTGGCCAGGCCGGGAAGGGAACAGCCTACTTCCTCACCGATGCCGAACTCGAACTCGGTCCCGATCAGTTCCGCTGGCACCTCGGACGTGCCTGTCGGGTTGGTCGCGTCGAGCGGCGGCATGGCGTAGGCTTCGAAATCGGGCCGTCCGTATTCGTCCACGGCTTGCTTCATCCACCACAGCCGCTCTTGCAGCCGGCCCATGTGATGCTGAAGGGCAAGGAAGTTCGTTACGCAGTCCCGGTCCGCTCCTGCGTACCAGGGATACCCGCAAGCTATGCGTACCTTCTTCACGCACCCACCCGGATTCGTGCCCACTCCCGCAAGTTGACGTGCGTCACCTCGTCCAAAAGATGGCCAACGTGCTCGTCCAGGACGTTCACGTCGTCGTGCCCGTTCTCGTCACTGATCCGGAGCAACATCGAACATTGACGGCAGCGGGCATATCGCTCCACCTTTCCTTCGATCTGATTCCACAGATGTCGTTTCCACGCACGCCAAGCGACAAATCGCACCAAGCCTCCGAAAGTGGGGGGCGAGTTGCCCCGCCCCCCTTGGTTGAACTACAGCGCCCTTACGAACCCGCGAGCGTAGCCGCCGGGACTGTTCACAGCCGCCCCAACAGCTTCCAGGAGGATCACCGGACCGAGGTTGTCCTTGAGGCCGGTGCTGTTCACCCCGTTTGAACCAGCCACGCCAGGACCAACCGCAATACCGATTGCGTTTGTCCCTGACGTACCGGTGGCGAAGATGAACACCGAATCCACGACGCCGTACGCTCTGACACGACCCGAGACACCATTGTCGGGGATCGTCTTGAGCGCGATACCGGCAAACGTGGCCACCTGTCCAACGGCGGGCAGGACGGCCTTGTTACCACCCAGTGAGGCGGCGGTAGTGGTGTACGCAACGGCGAGACCTGTCGTAATGGTCGCGCCGGCTGCGTTGGTGACAACGACGTCGGCGTGCGGAGGAGACGACTTGTTGATGCCCTGGATCTGCATTTCTCTCCCCCTCCTTACGCAGCCACCGTGGTGTCGATGCCGTACAACACCCCGTGCTTGGCACGATTGGAAGTGCAAACGGCACCACGCCACGCGACCAGCGCCGTCTTGACGAACTGGTTGTGCGGACGCACGAACGGGCCGGGCTCGAAGTTGGCGTTCGGGTCGTAGATGACCTTGATGAACTTGGTGTTCAGCATCAGCCACGTACCCTTCGCCGTATCGAGCACGGTGTCACCGGCGTCCCACTCGGGCATGTCCTCGTCCCACGTCAGCACGCCGCCGTGGTAGTAGAAATGCTCGAACGGGATATCCGTTTCCCGATACGAGGGGTTCTGGTGGAACGACCGGAGCGCCTTGGGATACCAGACGTAGACGTTCTGATCCACCAGGTGGAAGTCCGGCAGTCCCCCGACGCCCTTTGAAGTCTCCAGGCGCAGAAGCTCCAGACTGTTGAGCTGCGTGGCGAACGAGGTATCCACGCAGTCGGCTGTCCTGTTCCTCCAATACGCATTGGTGGCCGGGTCGAGCCCACCAACGGTACCCGTGTTGGGTGACTTGGCAACGATCTTGGGGAGCGGCTCCACGAACGTGTTGCCGTTCTCCGTGAAGGGGGTTGCGATCTGGGTGGTTACGTTTTCCCCGTTGCCGGCGAGTGCCCGACGGCTGAAGTCCTCCGTGATGCCGTCCACGGTCTGACTCGTCTTGAGCGTCACGAGGTCGATGATCTGGTTCTCTCCGCTGTTCTGCCAGACCTCGTGATCCGAGATGGTGATGGAGCTACCCGCGATGGCGTAGGTCCACCGTGACACCGTAGCCCCGTCAATCGGGGTGGTGTCCACCTCGTCGTACGGTCCGAGCACCTGTGACGTCTTGTTCGCGTAGCGGATGGGCAGGATCACGTCCACGCCCCCGCTTTTGGCCGCTTTCCAACCGTCCGAACGCTTGATCATGTAGTAGAACTTCTTGTTCTTGCTGATCGCGTCCGGGATCAACCTGGACTGGTTGCGCCACGTAGTGGACATCAACGCATCCCAAGTGTCCGAAATCACCTGAGCTGGCACTTAGCTACCTCTAGTCGTAGACGACGCCCTTCGCGGCTGCTTCTCCGGCAGCACGGAACCACTCCTCGTCGGAGCGGAAATCCTTTCGGTCGGGCGGCTTCTGCGAAACACGGCTAGGTGGAACTGCACCCGTAGGCCTTTCGGCGTTGGCGGATTGCTGCATTCGGGTGACTAGCTTCTGCGCTTCGGCTCCGATCAAGTCATCGAAAGCAACAGCTCGATAGAGATGGTTGAGCCAGTCCTCTATCGGCATCCCGGTCGGGATACGTCCCCCTTCCGTGATGCGCATTGCTTCCGTTGCCATCTTGCTTTCGTACTTCTTCCACCCTGGGTTCTTCGCCTCGAAAGCAGAGACGGCGGCTTGAGCTTTTGCCTGGGACGTTTCGGCTGCTGTCTGGCCGGCCCACTGCTTCAGTGGGGCGACCTCCTTGGCAACTTCCGCTGTGAACGCTTGACGTAGGAGCTGGGCCGCATCGGGCCCGAAGTGTTCCGCCAGCTTGCTGAACGTTTCCTCGGTTTGCGGAGAAAGCGTCAACTGCTCTGTGGGCTTGGGAGTGTCCCCGTCCTTCAGTAGTCCCTTGGCTTTCAACTGGGCCTGGATCAGCGTGTACGTGCCTACTGGGTCCTGATTGAAAGCGTCCAGGAACTGTTGGCCGGGATGCTCCTTCAGCTTCGCTGAGTCGCGCTGACGTGCCTTGGTATAGGCACGGTTCACGACCTTGCGAGTTTCGGGGTCGAGTTTGTTCCAGTTGTCCTTTTCGTCGTCCGTTGGTTGCAGTTCAGCATCAGCGCTATCGGTCGGCCCATCCTGCGCTGCGTCGGTCTGCTGGGCCGGGGGTGGTGCGACAGCGGCTACCGTGTCGCCCGTAGTCGCGGGAACGGTTGGTTCCGCTGCGACGGTGGGCGGTGTCTCAGCCATACGATTCCTGATTCCTTCCTAGTAGGGCCGCGGCTTCGTTCGCGGCTTCTTCTTCGTTCTCGACACGTCTACCTCCCTAGAACCTGTGACGTTGTGAGCCCGCCAGGATTCAACAAGGCGGCGGGATTGTTCATGGTCGATACCTGGGGCCTGCTTCCCAGAACCTGAGCCGTCATCACGCTGTCGGGCTTACACGGATTTCCCATGTGACACCCACCGCGATGCTGTCCCGGAGGACACCCCTGCAACCCTCCACATGGGTTTCCTGGAGCCGGCCCTGGCGACGTTGTAGGTACTCCTGGCGGTACACCAGGAGTCGTCCCTGGCGTCGATCCAGGCGTGGAAACCGTGCGGGTTGTCCAGTCGTGGAGCCAGGACGGGTCGATGTAGCCAAGTGCTGCAGCTCCTCCGGCTAGTCCGAGGATGCCCTCTGGACGTTCTCCGGGATCGACTGGGAACCGTCCCCCACGCGTATCTCGCGCGCCTCCACCTCCACGATCCGGCGGGGTGTGGTGAGGACGGAATTGGTCCGCCAACTGCCACTGCTGCATGGGGCTGATGCCGTAACGGCCCACCGACTGCTGAAACAGGCTGTTCCGGAGCAGATCGAGCAAGTCTCCCGTAGGCTGAGCGACACCCGTACCGAGCTGGCCCGATAGCAGGTAGTCGTCCCAGTTCGGGGTGTAGAACCGGGCAAGCAGGTCCGTGATGGTCTGCGTACCGCCGGGAGTGCTCGGGGGCGCGGCAATCGGAACGCATCGTGTCCCGCCAGGGTTCGGACGTTCGCCCGGAGGGCACTGTATGCCACCAGGCTCCGCCGCCGGAGGAGGCGGTGGCGGGGTGGTCTGATTCTGGACGCACACCCAACGCAGGGCGATGGGGTCCCATTCCTGATGCGTCTCGGACGGACAATTCAGGTTGGGAGGAGGACCGGCATTGTCCGGCCCCTTCGGCTTGATCCGAATGGACCAACGTCCCGTGACCTGATCGCAGTACGGGTACTCCGTCTGAGGGTCATACGGAGGAGGGTTGCCAGGACACGATACGCCGACAGGCATTAGCTAGCCCTCAGAAGCACGCAGCACCCAGAGCGCTTCCCGCCAACGACTTCCTTCACGGCCTCGATCCCGCGAGTCCAGACGTTCTTGAAGTTACGTAGGCTCTTGCACTCCTCGCAGAAGTAGTGCCCGCACATGGCGCAGAACTCCACGTTCGTGAGCGGTCTTGGCTCTGGGCACACATGGCAGATGCCGATGCCGCTCAAAACTCAACCCCCGGCTCGCCCATCTTCTCGGGGGCGTAGTCGAGCTTCTTTTCCCGCATGAACTTCCACCGCTCACCCAGGCTGTTGACCTGCTTCCCGAGGGCGATGTCGAAGCGCGGGATAAACGGGTGATAGGCCATCGGGACGCCGTGAGGACAGAAGGGAAATTCCCCGATGCCGTATTCCTTGCCGCACTTCTCACAACGCTCCGTCACTGGATCCCCACCCCTTGAGCCGTCATCTGCTTGCGCATCTCGTCCTGGCTCGGCACAGGGCTCGGAGCAGGCATCGTGGGAGGGGCCACTACTCCTCCGACTCCGCTAGCCTCCTTCGCCTGGGCCCCCATCTGCGCCTGGACCATCAACGCCTGAAGGACAGAACCACGGATTTCCTCAACTTCGCGCGCGCTGCGGATGCCGAAGTAAGCCGCCGTCTTCTTGAGCAGGGTTTCCGAGGCCAGGACGGGTAGGGCTCCGGGCGTCCCCATGACCCCGATGAAGTTGAGCCACTGATTCCGGCGTAGGTCCTCGGTAGATGGGCTCAGGGCCTCGACGTCAACGGACACGTCCCACTCGAACTCACCCAGGTCCTTGTGGGTGATCTCCGCCCAACCCTTCACGACCTTGAGGGTTTCCCTGAGCTTTTCCGGGCCGAGTGGATCGACATGGAGCTTGATCCAGAAGGGCAGGGCCATCTTGTCCTTGCTGATTAGCAACAGCTTCTTGATGACCCTGGCCAGGAACTTCGCCACCTTCTCCCGGTCTGCCGATTCCCTGACCCGGGCGTTGATGTCGATGATTGACGCCTGAGTAGCGGTATCCGCATCCGCAACCCCGTTGTGCTCACCGGGAAGGGACGACGCTTCGTTGAAGTCGTCGCGGGTGTCAGGGATAGCTGTCCGTAGCGCAGCCATGCGGCCCTCGCTGCGGGGAACCTCCGTGATGGGGTTGTCCACGTTCGCCTTGACGATGGTGAAGGGTCCGCCGGCGACCAGCTTCTCCAGCTCGGGACCGTCGATGTTTCCTTCCTTCGTTGTGTATCTGGGCATGGAGGCCCTACGCAACTCCTTCATGTCCTCGCGGATTTCGTTGTGCTCCCGCTGCGGACTTCGCCAGTTGAACGCCGGAGGAATCGGCCTCCACTGCGTCCTGGACCGATGGAATCGCAAATCCTCGAACGGGAGGATCTTGTAGGGCTCCTCAAGCAGAAACTTCTCGTGCCCCTCCGCCATGACGTAGCGTTTCTTCTCCCGGATGCTCCAGACCTTCCAGAGCTTGACCATCCCCGCTCTCTTGTTCGGCTCCTGGTCGTCGTCCTGGATATCGCCCTTGGTCGAGCCTGTCGATCTCAGCCCAGTGGTGTTCTTGTAGATGGGATTGTCCTTGACGTCATCGACGCGGTGCCATTCGTAATAGGCCACCCAGTCGCATTGCTCCAGCTTCTGGGTTGCGTTGATGGACAGACGGAAGCTCTCGGGAGGGATTCTTCGGACGTACATCGTCTCCGACTCCCGCTCTCCCTCGGGAGGAAGTCTGGACGGCTGAAACAGAGGGCCGTCGTCACCCATTACTTCCTGGTCGTCCCGCATCACTGGCTTCCCTGCGTTGGGGTTGTCGATCCAGTTGTTCGTGTAGCCGATCTCTACCAAGCCGAAGTAGAAATTGGCGTCATGAAGGGCTTCCGTGGTCGCGTCCATGAAGCCGACCTTTTCCTGAGCCACCAGGGTGTCGGCGTGGTCCTCGAGCAGCATGGCCCGCTCGTCTATCAACGACCCCGGATCGTCTGACCTTGTTGGCCGTGGAACTACTCTGGCCTTGGGTCTGAAGAAAAGCAGGGTCGGGGTCCTGGTTTCAATGGAAGCAAACACACGGTTGATGACGTACTTCGTCCCGGTGGGGTCTTCCGCCTTCGTCCAATGACCAGTACCGTCATAGAGCGATTCAAGGTCGGCACAACGGAATTTGACTTCCCAGTCCTCGAAAACCTTGTCGTCCTGGCTGATCCGCTTATGCCAGGCACCAACGCGGTCCTTGTCGCTCGGTCGCGGCATCAGACGCTCTCTCTACGCAGACGGTCGGCCATGAGCAGGAACCCGCCGGCCTTGGCAAAACGCTTGTTCTTCTCGATCCAAACCGATAGTGTCCTATCGGTTTCTTTGCGGCCGGCGAGGGCCGGCCCACCAGGAGGACGAGAGGCAACGAAGTACCTCACGCAGTCGTAGGCATGATCAGGTACCTTCTCGTCTCTCTCGTCGGAGAACGAGGGCTTCCCGTTTTCGGTGCCGATCTTCAGACGGCGTTGCGCTCTCGTCTCCCTGATGGCGTGGTCGCAGCCTTGGGGATAGCGCTCATTTTTAGCCACGAAGAACAGGTGCGGCCAGAATCCAGGCTCTCTAGTGATCGGATGAGGTCTAGGCTTTTCCTTGCCGGCCTCGTCCTTCTCGCCTAGCCCAGAAAGTCGAAGGAACTGGGAGATCCGGTCCCTCGTGCCGTATTCGTCCTTGTCTCCCCTGGTCCAGAAAAGCGCCGTCTCTCTCGGAAGAGTCCGACAATCGGTCCATTCGTCAATGACGTTCCAACGCTTCCCCTCCTTCTGCATCCCCTGCCCAAAGATGGACGGATCAGCGACGTTGAAGGAGTAATGCTCTCCTCTGGAAAGGCTGGTGATGTTCCTGCGGTGGTCCTCTACGAGCTTGCCGGGGACGTAATACTCCCGGTAGGCGAACATGTTCCCGTTGCGGTCCGTCCCCCACCACAGACACGCCGTAGGAGCCGAGTCCCCGTAGTCCATCGAACGATGCAGGGTGCAGTTGTCGCGGAGCCACCTCAGCACGTCCTGGGAACCTGGAATCAACGCTTCCTTGGGAACGTCATGGATCGTCCCCTCCGGAATCCCCCACTCCCCCCTGACATAACGACGTTGGAACGCTTCATCGCCAGCCAACAAGGCCTGACGGTTCTGCTTCGTCAGAAACTTGTTGGACATGCTGGGGAAATGGAAGAGCTTGAACCCGAGGTCGGCACAACTCACCATCCGCCCGGATTCTGGATCTTGCGGATCGGGAATCCGCTTCTCCCAGTGATCCGGAGAGTCCTCGTGGAACCTCCGATAGATCCAGTGGTAAAGATGGTCGGGGTTACACGTCAGCATTGCGTGAGTGGGAGGGACCGGAGTCCTACCGTCAGCTGACCACCACGCCCACTTCCTCCCCTGTGCTTCCTCCATCTGCATCGCCAAGGGAGGGACGACGGCTTGATCCCACCGACCTAGACGTCTGGTGAGGAGGTCGAAGATTTCCTCGGCAACGTCCTCGGCCTGGTCGATCAGGAATGCATTGATCTCCAGCCCCTTGATCACGTGCTCAGTCTCCGGGTCGTCCAGATGAAGCAGGAGAATCTGAGAGCCGGGGTCCTGGGTGCAGTTCTGGCAACTACGGTGGTGCCCCTGCTTCCCGGCCGCGACGCATTCTTCGCACAGCCGCCAGCATGGGTTGAGCTCGATCAGCTTCTCACTCGGCGCGAACTTGCCGCCGTACCGATACGCCTGGGGAGGGAGGAACTTGAGTAGGGTGGGAAGCGTCGTCTTCTTCAGGTCCTCCCAGGTCTTCCGGGCTATGACCACCCGGTTGTTTGGGTACATGTCGCAGAGATACAGAAGCTTGAGACAAGCCGCAGCCGTCTTACCTGCTCCGAACCCTCCCGAGGCACACGCGGGAGCGGGACCGTACTGGAAAAACGCCTCCTGAATGGGAGACGCCCATTCCAAAACCTTGGGCCCTTTCTGGCTCGTCGCCAGGTGCCGGATGTTCCGCTGTCTCGCGTCTCGCTTCGTCGTGACTCCAAACAAAAAGGCCCGACCGGGTTTCCCCGATTCGGGCCGTTGACGGCACCGGAATGTGTACGATTAGGACGTGACTAGATCACTTTGGCCCCGGATACACGCCGTAGATCAGCACCGATGAAACCTCGCCAGCCTTCGCCGCCGACATGGCCATCCCGATCGGCGTTGGGTCGTTGCCGACGCGCACCAGATCCCCTACCCGCACGGCCCTGTCGTGCCGGTGGACAAGGAACATCCGACCTGACTCGGAGAACACGCTGCCGGGCACACGGGATGGCTTGGCTGGGACGGTGACCGGACCCGCCGCCCGCACACCCGAAACGGCGACTGGCGCCGCAAGCAGACGACCGAGAAAGCCGCGCCGCTTCATCGTTCTTGCTGCCTCAACTCCACAGCGACATTCTCCCGCTTCACTACAGGCCCGTCAACGGTAATGGTGAGCTTCGCCCTGAACCCCACCGGAAACACCCCACGCAACGCCGTCACAATAGCGCTCAGCGTCGCGTCCCTGGCCGGCATGAGGTCAAACAGGCTAGGCACGCCACGCCTCCGAGACCTTCGGGCAGTCGGCCATATGCACCCCGTACATCGGTATGTACTGGACGCCGGCCGTCTCGGTGGTAGTGAGCGTGCAGTAGTCGGCCTTGACGTTGCCCGACGCCGTGCGCCAGTTGGCCCAGTGCCGCAGCATCTCCGCCGACGCCACGACCGGCAACGTCCTCGCCGCCTTCCAACTAAGGCCGGCCAACGGAACCCCCAGCAACCTCCCCAACAACCCCCTCCGCGTCACAGTTCACGCCCATTGGCGTCAGACGTTCCGTGCAGGTCGAGCACCACGTCCGTCCCGACGATCTTGGCCGCCCGCTTCGTTACCAGCTCGCGCAACGCCTCGACCAACTCCTCTTCCGTGATGCCAACCCGCACCTCAGCGAACCCGTCCGCCGCAAGGTACGGCACGCCCTGCGTACCCCGGCAGGGCACCGATAGGAGATGAAATACAACGTCCCTCACCAGACCGCTCGCTGGGAGGTAATTGGGTGCCGTCAAAACGTCGCGCAGCCAAAGCCTCACTTGTCCAACTCCGCGATAAGGGCGTCCGCCCACCGGACGGCATTGACCACCGTCGCTTGCCTCGCGTCCTCCAGGCTGGGCACGAACACGCCCTCGCCGCCGTCCAGCGCCTCGTGCTGTTGCCGCAGGGCCTCTAGCCTGGCAATGGACGCCTCCAGATGGACCGCAAACCCAGCCAGCACTGCCGTGGCTATCCGCTCCCGACGCTCACGGTCCACGAGGTCCACCGGCCCAAGATCCAGCGCATCCTGGGTTTCTGTCAGGCTTCGGCCGGGCCTAAATGGCATTGTCATCACTTAGCGACCCTTCCACCAGCCGGAACTGTCACGTTAAAGTCAGAAATGCCCTCCAGACTGGCTAAAAATGAGCCGGTGGTGGGCCTGAACTGCCGCTGGGACCCCCCAGACGGCAGGCCCGCAGGCTGGGAGCCGGCTTCGTGCTCGCCAACGCCGGGACTCAAGTCGGGGGGTGCCGGGGTGGGCCTGGCCCTGTCGAGGGCAGCCTGCAACCTCGCGGTGCAGCGTACATACTGCGCATTATCGGAAGTAGGCCAGCTAAGTAGCTGAGCCATCTTGCTTGTCCTTCGTGACAGTAGCAGGCGCAGCGTTATCGGGCTCGATCTGGGGCGTAGAAGTCAGCACCGGAGCCGCTGAAGGCACAGATCCCACCGCGAACACGAAGATCGGCCCTGGAGCTGATTGGTTAGCCTCAGCGTCTCGCTTCTCCTTCGCTGTTACGTGGCCAATCAGTTCCTCAACCCGCTGTAGGGCAGCCTTTTGCACGAAGGCAGAGCGCGGGTCGCCACGGCCACGAGCTAGCTTGGCCCAGATCCTCACGCGAGCGCCCATCGGCAAGCGTTTGCTGAGCTGCCTGCCGTACTCGTCTGTCTGTTCTTCGCCTGCTGGCTGTATCTGCATGCGCATGACGTAGACGCTGGCTCTGCTTACGCCTGTGGCTACAGATACTTCGGAGTCGCTGACACTGGGGTTTTCTGTGAGCATTGCGAGGGCGTGTTCTTTCTGCTCAGCAGTCAAGTGAGCTTTGGGCTGTCCCTTCTTGCCCGTCCGAGGCTTTCTGGGTGTCTGCGGTTTGCCTGTGACGGCTAGGTCAGTTGCCATCGTCGTATAACACTCCGAGCGGCTGTCTCTGCGCGGCCAGTTCGTCTAACCGGCCTTGGATATGGCCTAGTCCGTGGGCCAGTTTGAGCAATAGGGCTAATTCGCCCTTGCTGCCTTGTGGGTGCAGGTCTATCCAGCTTGCGGCCATTTCCTCCCAGTCTGGCTCTCCGACGCGCCTACGGGGCTGCTGCGCATTCACAGCGGCATCCTTGGATGGCTTCGTCATCGCTTCGCCCATAGCATGTTCCGGGCCCAACACCAACAAGTTAGACACAGCGGCTCGCTGACGCCTTCGGTCATGTTCACGAACCAGCGGCGATTCCCGCACACCGCGCACGAAGGAGCACGCACGCTCACACCCTCAGCGGCTGGATCTGCTTGGCTTCGGCCTGTTTCTTGGCTGTGGCTTCGTAGATGCTGCTCACCTTCTCCGGCTCAGGTTCGGTGGTGACTGGACGTTCGGTGGTGGCCACGAACGGTTCTACGCTGATGTATCTGTGTCCTTGGGCGTGGGTTGAGCGTTGGGTCAGGAGCCAGGCTTTGCCCAGTTCTTCCGCGGCGTCGCGGTTCTCCCGTTGGTTTCCACGGTCCAGAATCTCTACGACGGTCTGTTCTGGAGGGTAGTTACCCTGTCGGTACTTCAGGCGAAAGAGGACGTAGTCGATCATTAGTGCTCCTATTCTACGCTCACTGAAAGCTGCATCGCCACCTATCCGCGCTCCTTTCGCAGCCAGTCGTCGAGCTTCCGGCTCATCGCGTCCTGGCCCGTCTGTAGGTGCGCGAGGGCCGCCTTTATGATCGCGATGTCCATCCCCGTCTGCTCACGCACCCGGTCGATTCGGTCCACGTCTTCGCGTAGGCCCTTCTGCTCGCGGGACAGTTGGAGTACCGGCTCGGCCAAGGCGTTGTTCACCTTGTGTGTGATCCGCTCGTCTAGGTACTTCGCCGCGGCGGGCGAGATTGTCTCTTCCGTGCCCTGCCGCCGTCCTACGAGTGACCCCACATTGACGCGCCCGTTCCGTCCCTTCGCTACGAGGGCTACGACGACCAGGGCCAGGACGAGGATCGCCGCGAGGGCCAGCGTAGCGGGCGGCGCAGACAGGAGCTTGTCGAGGTTCACTCGTCAGTCCGAGATGACCCAGCCCCACCGCCGGGAGGCGACTTCGCCGCCGTGACCGCAGACGTGGCCGCACGGGTGAAGCCGAACGTGCCGGCGGCGCCCATACTCACGGCGATCCAGCCGGCGAAGTACGCGAACGCCTGCGTGCGCTCGAACGTCCCAACGGAGTAGCCCCAGAAGGCCACGCCGAAGGCGGAGAGGGCCAACACGGCGAGCGGTCCGGCCTTGTCAGGCAGGCCCGCCCACTTCACGAGCTGCGTGAGGGCGACTACCGCGGCGGATACGGCGACGATTGCTTGACCGTCCATCTAGTCCTCCTCGTCGTCTTCGTCGTCCGGGTCCTCGTCCGGAAGCTCGGCCGGCGGCTCGCCGCTCACGGGCACCTCCACACGATGGCGAGCGCCACCGCGGCGCCGCACACGAAGCCGAGCGCGAACTTCACGCCCGCCTCCAAACGCCGCGCTCCAGGTAGCCGTGCCACTGGCCGCGGCCGTCGTCGACGAGGATCGACGGCGTGACGGTGATCGTCCCGTCCTCGTGCTCCGTCACCTCGTGGTTGGCGAGGCTGCCCAGGTGCGAGCCAAGCGGTCGCGCGTACCACACGCCCTTGATCCGACCGTAGTCGCCTTCCGCGAAGCTCACGGTGTCGTCGGCCAGGCGGCGCCCAGGCGTTGTGGTCACCCTCGCCCCTTCGGATCGCTGCTTCGCGGCCAAGTCCTGCGCTCCTGGATGCGCCCGTTCTTCCCCTTGACTTTCAGCTCGGAGCGCTCCTCCAGCTTCATCGCGTAGACGGCGGTCCTCACTGCGGCTTCCTTCCCGTCGTGGTAGGCGTGACCGTCCGTGGTGCGCAGCACGCCGTCCTGGAAGATGGCCCAGCCGAGGCCGATGCCCTCGTCAGAGTCGTCCCTCACGTAGCGCACCTCGAAGACGACGCGCTTCGCCATCAACGACTCCTCACCGCGTCCACGATGTCGCCGAGGGACGCACCCATGTACAGTCGCAACACGTCACGCTGCGCCGTCACGCTGGCCCGGCTGAGCCCGAGCAGCGCATCGCCTCCGATGACCAGCGCACCGTTCGTGCCAGCGATAGGCGCCTCTCCGATCACCGCGACCTGGCCCGCGCCCTGATACCCCGCGGCTTCGTTGCGCGTCCAGCCGACGATGATCCGGGCGCCCGTGGTCTCCTCCGCTAGCCGCACGCCGATGCCCACCGAGCGCATGTAGCGGTCCCGCAGCTCGCCCTCGATGGCCGTGGCGAAGCCGGCCCAGCCCACGATGGACGTGGTGATCCGCTGCTCGCCGACCCAACGCTCCGCCAGCGTCAGGTACGTACCGGCGCGCAGCTCGGCCGTGCGCCCGAACGCCTCGGCACCGAGGTTGAACGTCTGGCCGGGCAAGGCGGAGATGTCCAAGTCCACGAACACGCGCGCCGGCTTTCCCCAAGTGTTCGCCAGCGGGCCATCGGCCAGGACCCTGCCCGCGTAGGTCACCCGCCGCTCGGCCTCGCCGCTGAAACCGGCCATGGACAGCGCCCGCACGGCCAGCCGAAAGGGGGCAGGTTCACGTACGACAGCCGCAGCCGGCGGCGGCTTGGGACATTCCTTGAAGGCCCACGCACCAGCCGGCTCCTCGTTGCTCGTCTGATAGTAGCAGTCGCACGTCGGTGTGCGCGCGTCCTCCTCCGCGACTGGGTCCCACAGGCAGATCGGGTCGTGGAACTGCACCGGAGGCGGAGCGGGGCAGCCATTCCACTCCCACGCACCCAGGACCGTGCGGAACCAGCACGCGCAGGGCGACGGGTCCACGGGCGTCCAGAAGCACAGCGGCTGCGGGTCCGCGGCCACCTTCGCCGCGGCGGGCTTGCGCGGCTTCTT